AAAACACCCGAAATTTTAAAAAACTCCAACTCCAACTCCAACTCCAACTCCAACTATTCAAACATAAAAAACAAATGCTTGATTGATATTAAGGTGACAAAACTCATGATTTAATCGTCATAAAACATTTTTCTGTTTATTGTTTTTCTTTTCTTTTCTAACTAGTATACATATTTTTTTGCTTATATTATATATAAGCAAAAACAAATGGGCCGACGTTCTGGTTCTCGGTCTTCATCTAGCAATTTTGGTTTTGGTTCAGGTTCAGGTTATGCTGGAAATGGCATAATGAATAGCGGAATTTATGGTCATGTTGGTTCTGGTGTAGTCTTTAAATGCGAAAAAGACGATGATTCAATGTTTTGCCAAGTCAACAGATTTTCTCATATGATAAGTCAGATTATTTCCACTCTTTTCCTGGTAATTTTTATATTATACATGGTAATTGTAGCATATACGTTTGTCACTTCTAAAAATTTTAACCTAAAAAACTTTTTTTAGGTGTTTTTGTTTAAACTAAATTTGAACTAAGTTTACATTGGCAATTTCGGCAAATTCTGCAACCTTGTCGTCTTTTTTATACACATTTATGTAACATATTTTCTTGATTCCTGCAGCTATTAGTTGTTTGGTGCAAGAAAAGCACGGATAATGTGTTATATATGCTGTGCAACCATCGCAACTTACCCCTCTTTTTGCGCAGTCAATAATAGTGTTTTGTTCTGCGTGAATAGTTGCTATTTCATGATTGTTTTCAATAATAGATTTATGTGGAAAACCAGGTAAAAACCCGTTATAGCCTTGCGAAACAATTCTGTTATCTTTCACTAGTAAACACCCAACTTTCAGGCGGGTGCATGGAGAACGTTCTGCTGTAATTAAGCAAATCTTTTTGAAATATTCTATCCAATCAATTCTTTGATGCACCGGTAATGTTTGAGATGTTTTCATTTTTGATTCAACATCTGCTTTTGCGTCTTCATATGATTTTTGCATTAAATATTGTGCATAATAATCTGTCATTTCTGTTAAAATGTTTTAATACAAATGTTTTATATTAAAATTATTATGTTAAATTTATTGTTTTTCATAAACATTCAATTTTGTCTCCATCACGGATTTTTAATCATCAATCATCAATCATCAATCATCAATCATATTAATTCAACAATATAGATTCAACAATATTAATTAAACGTAATTTCAATCTCAATGTTTTCTTTTTTAATTGTTTTTACAGCAGAAAATGATAGTTCTTGTCTCTTTTTGCGATCAGTTGCACATGTGTTTTCCAGACTATACCTTTCTTTTAGGTCTTTGTTTTCTTTTAGGTCTTTGTTTTCTTTGCTTTCTTTGTTTTCTTTTAGGTCTTTGTTTTCTTTGCTTTCTTTGCTTTCTTTGCTTTCTTTGGGGTCTTTGCTTTCTTTTGATTCTTTTACTTGTTTTGTGCGACTTTGACTATTCCGACTGTTCATGTCAATTTCTATTTCCGTGTAATGATTTTTTATATATTCTATAATGTCGTATTCTAATGCCCATTTAAAAAAATTTAACTGACCTAGCGTTGTTTGTATGTATGTGCCATTTTTGTATGGAAATGACAAACGGTCCCATCTGCAAAACGGATCAAATCTTTTTTTAGAAAATGCCTTTAGTTTTAGCTTGTAATCGTTAAAAACGTTAAATCTAATTTCTTCACCATTTTTACTAACATTATAAATGACACAATGTTTCTTTGAATAATTTGTCGCAAACCAGTCAACAATTCGCAGCGAAATCGAGGATTGACCATTAATAATGCTTATCATTTTTTCCATGTTGTTTGGATCATTATAGTATTTGAGCAAATTTCTCATTAATAAATCGTTTTGGGTTGTATATAACTCTACCGTATTTTGATTTGTTGATTTGCCTGTTGAATAACAAGCGACAGCCATTAAAGAAATATTACGTATTGGTTTTAATATCTTTATTAATGGGATATCAATAAATTACAATATTGGATCTTGATTTTTGGATTATCATCCAAAAAATAATTCTTTTTAAATGGGCGGAGGGTTAGTAATGAATAAAATAATATCTTTGGTATATTAACGTAAAGATATGATTTCAACCGGATTTGCAAATTTGAATACATCAGCTACCAAAAAAATATACATTCAAACATCTGAAGAAAAAAACAAAAAACCTCAAAACATCCGAATATCAAGCTCATTTAATTTTAAAGAAAACTGTTTAATACCCACAGAAATTATTACACCTGATAACACCGATAACACCGATAACACCGATAACACCGATAACATTGATCTGATAAATAACAAACATAATGACATTGATGCTGGTGACTATAGTTGCACCCATCAATTAAAAATGTTAGGACAAATTCACAATAATTCTGGTTGCGATTTTGCTGAAAAGCAAAAATTAACAAAAGATATTAAGACCAAAATATCGTCATATATGCAACAAGATAAACTAAAATCTATTTATGATGAAACCGAATTTATATCTTTTGCACAGGTTATTGAAAAGTTGTTTGTGTGTTCTTTAAAGTGTCACTATTGCAACAAAAACATGCAAGTAATCTATAAGTATAAACGCTGCCCCAGACAATGGACATTGGATCGTGTGTCGAACAACATCGGTCATAATCATGACAATGTTGTAATGTCCTGTTTAAGCTGTAACCTAACCCGTCGCTGCTTAAACAGTGAAAAATTTTTATTTACCAGAAAACTGAACATTATTAAAACTCTACCGAACAACAATCCATTGTAGAAAACTAAAAAGTACCATATCAAACCATTAGCCAATCACTTAAAAACATGTCACTTGTGTTTTTGTGTATTTCTGCTGGTCCAAACCATGTCTCCGGATAAAACACTTTATTGTTATTCGTATTCATGTAAGCCCCCCACCAACTGAATGAACTATTAGCTATAATATTATGCCTACACAGTGACATTGTTAACAAATGCTCCCAATCACACATTTCTTCACTAGCCGGTTCAAACAGCAATCCAGGATATGTATTTTGTAAAACTGCAATGTTGTTTTTTACATAATCTTTGTTTTGTGTTTCGTAAAAATACAAAATTGTCCAATCGGCTCTTTTTGTGGTTTGTATTAACTGGTCGATAGCTTTTTTATAAAAATTTAGTGACAAAACAGGATGATGCGCTGGCAGTTTTACGTAATCTCCTATTCTGAAATGTAATGAAACCACATTTTCAAATTGTTCTTTGTTCAATTTGTATTTGTCAATCAACCCTTGCTTGTGTTCTTCAAGATGTATTAATTTGAACAGGGTGTCTTTGTATTCATCAAAGTATTTATAGCTCTGAAAATAACCAAACAGTTTTATGTTTATATCTTCGTTAGAGTTGCGATCTGCTTGTGGTAGTTCTATGGCATTATACGAGTGCGATTTTTCTCTGTACATCGTATGAACCACATTGTTTCTCCGAAAAATTGCCAAATTTGCCAAAAAGTTTTCCCAATAAAACGGGCGATCATTCCGCAGTTGCACCATATCATCAAGGAAAAAAAATGATGTTTTATGTTTTATAGATGTGGCAATGAGTGTAAATACTTGGAATAACTGATTACCCAAACCTCCCATTAGATGAATTGTCAACATTTGATATAATTATTTCTACAAATAGTTTTCATATTGTTTTTATACATTGCGTTTACATATTACAATATATATTTGAAGAAATACAGGATCAGCACATCTTGATCAATATTTATGTTTTGATAAACATGAGAAGCATGTAGCAAAAAATCGCAATCAATGGTATTTGTATTCTTTTTGTTCAAAAAAATATGATTTATTATATTTCGCAGCAAGTCACTGGCATTTTGCAGGTTGTCATTAGCGAACTCTTTTAAAAACTGTATTTTGTTTGTGTGGCTGCTTTTGCTATTTTTAAGAAAACTATCATCATTGATGTTTTTAAGAATTATGTATTGTTCGTCGATTGATTTCCTGCAACTCTCCAATGTTTGACGATTTAGTTGGATGTAGTTTATCATACTTCGTAAATCAGAGTTGTATGTATCTATTATGTTATCTATGTGTTTCGCTGATACATTAATCTTTTCTTTGATTAGTATATTGTTTATAAAAGAAAAAACTTCGTTCTTGGGATGTGAATTAAAACGAAACATTACAAAATTCTGAGAAAGTGCACTGTCAATCTTACTTATATAGTTACATATCAAACAAAATCTTACATTCAAATGTGTAGTATGTTCTATTAAATATTTAAGTGCCAATTGTGCAGTTCTAGTCATATAATCTATTTCATCCAATATTATAAATTTAACTCCTTCTTGAAATAAACCTTTTGAGGTGACAAATTGCGAAATATGTGTGCGAATTATGTCAATACCACGTTCATCGGAAGCATTCAAATGAATAATTAGCGGAGCATTAATGTATGAATGATACGCATTTATTACATTAATAATTGTTGTGGTTTTGCCTGTTCCGGGCGGTCCAAAAAATATCAAATTCGGAAAATATGTTTTGTTGTTTATTATATTTTCAAATATGTGCCTTTTCTCAGCATCTAATACAATATTGTTGAAACAGTTTGGACGGTATTTTTCGACCCAAGGTATCGAATTAATCATTTATGTATATAACATTTTTGTCTATATAACATTTTTGTTTAATATCATTTTAACATATAACAATTGATTTGTACTTTACTGATTGCAAAAAACTGAGAGTGTTGTTATAAATTAATTAAAAGTATTTAAATTAATATACTCTAAAAGAAAATGGATGAGAATCATCATGGCAACACTAATAGCAACACTAATAGCACCACTAATAGCACTTTGCCAAAAAGACGTGGCAGAAAACCGAAGGGAGGCAAGGTTGTTTCTACCAGTAATATAAAAAGTGACGCTATTTTTAAAAAGAGTGCCGTTATAGTACATGTAAAATGCACTAAACATGATATTGAAACAGAAACTAAAGAGTATTTATACAACCCGTTGATTGAGGACGTTAAGCCATATTCTGATATATTAATAGATAGCAAATATGAAGAGGTTATGTTTGATTCTAAACCAAGCGCGGACACGGAAACTACAAATTCAGAGTGTATCTTGGGAGATAAACATGATAGCTTGGATTCAAAAAACATTGTCAATTCATCCGAGGACCAACTGAAACCCAAACATTTTGACTATTCGCATAAGATCAAAGCAAAATTTGGCAGCACGATTACTTTGCACGAAGATAAATTAGATTTGTTAACAGAAAAACTAACAAATATTAATTCGCTAGAGTTAAAAGCTAGTTGTTTTTGGTGTACTTGTGAATTTGATACAAATCCGTGTTACATACCTAAACATTTTGATAGCAATAACTTGTTTGTTTATGGTAACTTTTGCACTCCAGAATGCGCATTGGGCTACTTATTAAATGAACTTTTGGACGATACCACCAAACATGAAAGATGTCATCTACTAAATTATATATATAGTGATAATGTTACAAATATTAAACCCGCACTGGATCCACGATATATATTAAGCAAATTCTACGGGAACCTTTCCATCGATGAATATCGTAATTTATCAACATTAAAAAAAAATATTCTCTAATAGATAAACCAATGACACTGTCAAATCCTGAATTTAACGAAGACACACAGCAATTAAGTTATGGTAATTAAGCTCCGTGCAGGACCTTGCGAGTTATATGTTACTTATATATAATTTATATATAACTTATATATAACTTATAATCATATAAACGGATAGTGTATTTACATTATAAGTTATATATCATCCAATGCAAAATATTGAAATTGGTCATATTAATTTATACAATTGCGTTGTAAATATAAATGTTAATAAAAACCAAGCGATTAATAAACGCAAACCGTTCAAACTTTCTGAAAAATGTAAACAGTTTGTTAACTGCAAAAACAATATTAAATGTGCGGAACACAAAGTGAAAAAAAACAAAGACAAAATCAAAAAAAACAAAGAAAAAATCAAAAAAAACAAAGAGAGCAACAAAAAAAACAAAGAAAAAACCCCGGATTATCCCAGTGATGATAACCACACAAATTCCATTAATCTTTCCATAGATGAAGTAACAAACAATAATCTGTTAAATAATGATAATAATGATGAAACACATCCCTGTTGTAATGCTAACAGTTTAGTTGAAAACTATCAAATCGATCTTCAACATGAAGAAAATGATGTAGGTGACGAAGATGTAGGTGACGAGGATGTAGGTGACGAGGATGCAGGCGACGAGGATGTAGGTGACGAAGATGTAGGCGACGAAGATGTAGGCGACGAAGATGTAGGCGACGAGGATGTAGGTGACGAGGTTGTAGGTGACGATGATGTAGATGACGAGGATGTAGGTGACGAGGATGTAGGGGACGAGAATGTAGGGGACG